TGAAAAACTCTCAATAGCCAAGCAGAAGGCACATTTGGCTACATACATTAGAAACCTCAAAGAAAATTCACCTTGCAGAGACTGTGGGAAGTTTTATCCATACTATGTCATGGATTTTGACCACGTACGTGGCAAGAAGCATGCCAATGTTATGGAATTAATCCCAACCTTGTCTAAGAAGAAGATAGATGAGGAAATTGCTAAGTGTGAGATAGTTTGTTCTAATTGTCATCGTATTAGGACACATATGAGAAGAATGGCTAAGAAAACTGCATAACTTTTATCTCCCGCCCGTTTAAGCCACTTTGTACCCTTGGGTACCAGATATGGGTAGTTATCGGCTCTAAGAGGCCATAGAGCAATTTTAAGGCATATCCTGGAAAATGGTGTAGATGGGAAATGGTTCTTTCTACCGTCGCACTTTTTTCGGCGCACTTTTCAATTCGCACTTTATTTAGTATACTTATAATTATAATGACCCATAGCTCAGTTGGTAGAGCGTCGAACTGTTAATTCGAATGTCCCAGGATCGAGACCTGGTGGGTCAGCTCGAAGCATAGATCTGAACAATTTATGTGGAGATGGTTATACTGAACCTTACGCTGTCACCTGCATCATACGAAGGCGTTCAGGCTGATGGAGATTGCTCTGTGGTCGTGACTAGGTATAACAGCCAACAGATAGTTTAGATTAAGAATCAAAGTCGTGGTTGGCATCGACGCAGTGTAGAGCAGTTCGGTCAGCTCGCTTGGCTCATAACCAAGAGGTCACAGGTTCAAATCCTGTCACTGCTACTAAAGCTGTATAGCATAATGGTTGTGCGCTTCCCTCATAAGGAAGAGTGTATTGGTTCGATTCCAATTACAGCTACCCCTTCGTAGCTCAGTGGAAAGAGCGAGGCTCTTCTAAGGCCTGCGTCACACGTTCGAATCGTGTCGAGGGGACTTTAAGAAATATAAGATCCTGCAATATGGAAGTTGTCTGCTGCAGTTATAATAACTGGAAAATTGTATACAAAAGGTACATCTTGGACACCAGAAGAAACTTTATCGGAGCTAAATAATCTTAGCTCATTACTTCCAGCATAAACATGTCCTGAAATATGAAAAGTATTACCGTTATGATGTAAGCACCCGTCTCTAAATATATATCCTACACGAGCTGGAAATGGTAGTGTTAAATAATACTGACCCGTCCCAAATGATGTAATGTTATCCATGTCTACTTGTATCTCAAAATGAACTAGGCTTCCTACTTTTACATATGTTCCAGTAAATAATGGAGATCCATTAAATGTAGGTTGAGTTCCTCCGATGGTTCCGCCTTGGACTTCAAAGTCGTCTTCAATGGTATTCGGTGGAGTTACGGATATGCTTGTCATTCTCTATCCTGGATAAATATAGCTACTTGGACTCCAGAATCTCCTACCGCCCATAGATCGTCTCCGCTAGACATTTCGATTGTAAAAGATTGAGATGGATAAAGCTTGTGACCAAAATTTGTAGTTGTCACTTCTGAATTTCCCAAGTATGCATATCCAACATTCATAATATTTTGAACAGACAAAGTGCTTCTAGAATCAATAACTTCACGCACATTAAGTCTTTGTGGTGTAGAGCTTAGGGTTATTATTCTATGTTTTAGTTGCATTCTATTATTATACCGCTAAAAAGGACAAAACCCAATCAGAGGCGGATCCGATTGGGCTTTGCTGATCTTGCGATCATGTACTGGGAGCAAAATTGGTGGGATGCTACAACCAGTACATATAGAGTATAAAATAACCTCTATCTAAAGTCAATGGTTAGTCCCAAAGATTTTCTTGACGGGGGTCAATTTTCCAAAATTTATCTTCATACTTAACATCTTCAGTTAGGTCGTATAGTATATCCATAAGTAGTTTGCAGTCTTCATGTCTCCATGTCATATTACATCTGCCGTCTTCTACATTAAGACATTTGTTTAAATATGATTCTATTTTTTCTACAGTCCACTTTAAAGCTGCTGAGGCTTTATCTATGTCATCGTAATGAGTTTTTTCTGCCCTCGACATTCGATAGGCTATTTGATCAAGATATAGTCTCTTCATCTTCGCCTTGTGGTGTAAATGATGGGGCTGGACCTAAGAGAAATCCTTGATCATGATATTGAACCATCTTGGATACATCTTCAGAGCCAACTAATTTATTTGCAATCAATGTAAGTAAATCATATATCCTGTGCAACATAATATAATTTACCATGGGCAAATTATCTTCTAAATTTTGAGGCTGCTCATTTTCCGTCATCTGGTCTACCTAAATCTTCCCAAAACTTTTCTCGACCCATTTGGTCTGTTTCTTTTATTTGTCCGCCGTCAGTTTGTATGTGAATCAACGGATCTCTTGAGTTGTCCATAAAATTCCAATCCTATATTGTTTTTATACTGACAAGATAAACAGTATAGATAAATTATACCGTCAATTGTTTCGTTACACATCAAAGGGCCCTGATCCATAGGACATTCAAGTCTAGGAACAAGGCCCTCTTCTGAGAGCGAAAGGTACTTAGACACATACTGTATCTTCATGTACCTTCCTTTCTAATTAGGGAACTTTGTTAAAAATTCCTTATATCGGTCTCCACCTAATGAAGACCAGGATGACCAATCTAAGCCGCCCTTAGTCATATAATACGTTATCTCTGCATTTATTACTGGGTCAAACAATAGAATGTTTGACTTTAGGTCAAATTTTTCTTTACGATCAATGCCGAGTTCACCCAACATATTAATCTGAAAAATTCCGTAGGAACTGTCTCCAGTTTTCCTGTTACCATTGTAAGCCATAGGTCTTGAATTAGATTCTGACTTAGCAATAGCCCAAGCCTGTTTAAGGGCTTTTCCTTCAAAGCCAACAGCTAATAGAAGTTGTTTTAGTTCTTCGTCTGTTAGCGTCTCAGAAGGCTTGTATACAGTATTGCTGTACTTCTCTAAGGTTTCTTTCTTTAGTTGTACTGTTGATTTCACAGGTATTTCTACCTGCAATGCTTGAGTTACTGTTGGACCAGGCTGGACAGTGAACAGAAATAATGTTATCATTCCTATATACGACCAGTTATGAGCAACATCGCTCAAACGTTGTTTGATATTCTCCATTGGCATTTCCTCCTTTAGAGATAACGAACTATAATCATAACATTACTTGACAGTAGGTGTCAAGCTAGTCAACTAGAAAAAATTATGCATATATCATATTACACAATACGAGCAGGGTTAAACCCAGCAGTGGGCTTTGGTTATGCTGGACAAAATATAATTAAATCTTTACAAGAACTAGGAAATAAAGTAGATTTTGCAAATCCTAAAGCTAGTATACAATTAAATTTTACACAACCTCATCATTATAAATTACATAAAAATCAATATCAGATTGGTTATACTCCATGGGAATCTACTAAGATTCGTGATGAGTGGCGGGAAAGAATGAATAGCTGCAATGAGGTATGGGCAACATCTGATTGGGTTGCAGATGTTTATAAAAATAATGGAATTATAGTTCCTATTAAAGTTTATCCACATGGAATTGAAGATGCATGGAAGCCATACAAAAGAGTTGTTAGAGAGGGAAGACCACTAAAGTTTCTTCATATTGGAGAGCCTTCCCCAAGAAAAGACGGACAGCTTGTCACAGACACCTTTATTAAACTATTTGGTAACAACCCAGATTATCAGCTAACTTTAAAGTGTCACGGATCTTCTACTATTAGAATATATAATAAGAAAAAAGAATTAGTTTCTCCAGATACTGTATACAGTAATATAAAGATTATTAAAGAAGAGTACCCCTTAGAACAATTGGTAGACCTTTATCATCAACACCATGTTCTTGTGTATCCTACTTGGGGAGAAGGTTTTGGCTTTATTCCGCTTCAAGGACTAGCTACAGGAATGCCAGTTATATCAACTTATGATTGGGCACATTATAAAGATTATTTAGGTCCCCTAAAGCTTAACTCAACACTTACAGATGCAGAAGTTGACGGTGTTCCAAAAGCTGTTGGAGATCCTCATATAGGTTCTTTTTACAAGCCAGACAAATTACATTTAGAAGACCAGATGGTATTTGCTGCTTTAAACTTTAAAGCAATGTCTGGTTATTATTTTGCTCAGTCAACTAAAATACGTGAAGAATATAATTGGATTAAGTTGACTAAGAATGCATTTGAGCACTTAGAAGAAAAATTTTCATAACCTCTTCCCCTTTAGATTAAAGTTTGGTAGAATTGGATTTCAACTCAAAATTTATATAACCGCAAGGCGGAGAAAAGGTGTTACTAAAAATGTCAAAGACTATTGCAAACCCATACGAAAATTTCATTGCGTTATCTCGTTATGCGAGATGGATTCCAGAGGAAGGCCGTCGTGAAACATGGGGTGAAACAGTAGACAGATACTTTGACTTTATGTTAGGTCATCTAGAAAAAAATCATAACTACAAGCCAACAGAGGAACTTGTTTCTGAATTAAAGGAAGCAGTTTTTAATAGAAACGTAATGCCTTCAATGAGATCAGTTATGACTTCTGGTGCAGCATTAGAAAGAGACAATGTTGCGGGCTACAACTGCTCCTTTGTTCCAGTAGATTCGCCACGCTCATTTGATGAGACCATGTATATTCTTATGTGTGGAACAGGAGTTGGATTCTCTGTTGAGTATAAGTATGTTAACAAGCTTCCTGCCGTCCCAGAAACATTTGAGAAGTCTACAACCGTAATTGTCGTAGAAGATTCTAAGCAAGGTTGGGCAAAAGCTTATCGTGAACTGTTAGCGCTTCTTTGGACTGGGCAGATCCCAGCGATTGATGTTTCTAAGGTACGCCCAGCTGGAGCAAGACTTAAAACTATGGGTGGAAGATCTTCTGGCCCACAACCACTTGTAAACCTTTTTGATTTTACTATTGCAAAGTTTAAGAATGCAGCAGGACGCCAGCTAAAGCCTATCGAAGCACACGATATTATGTGTAAGATCGGAGAAGTAGTTGTAGTTGGAGGAGTCCGTCGTTCAGCAATGATTTCTCTTTCAAATATTAATGATATTGAAATGGCAGCAGCAAAGTCAGGTAACTGGTGGGAAAATAATACACAACGTGCACTATCAAATAACTCTGTTGCTTATTCACGCAAACCAGAGATGGAGCAGTTTATAGCAGAATGGAAAAATCTTTATGACTCAAAATCAGGAGAACGAGGTATATACAATGTGGCCGCAGCTCAAGCCCAAGCAGCCAAGTATGGAAGAAGAGATCCAGATATTCACTACGGAACTAACCCATGCTCAGAGATTATTCTACGTCCTTATCAGTTTTGTAACCTTTCAGAAGTCGTACTTCGTGAAAACGATACAAAGAAAGATATTGAACGCAAGGTTGAATTAGCCACAATCCTTGGAACATGGCAGTCAACTCTTACAGACTTTAAGTACCTTCGTAAAATCTGGAAAGATAATACAGAAGAAGAACGTCTATTGGGCGTATCTTTAACTGGACAATTTGGGCATAAGTTCATGTCAGGAAAAGAAGATTTAGTTTCTCTAGAATCATTCTTGATGACGCTTAGAGAAAAAGCAAGAGAAAAGAATAAAGATGAGGCTGGGAAAATTGGGATTCCTGAGTCTGCAGCTATTACCTGTGTAAAGCCATCTGGAACAGTATCTCAATTGGTCGGGGTGTCTTCAGGAATGCATGCTTGGCATTCGCCATACTACATTCGTACAGTTCGTGGTTCAAAGGGAGATCCAATTTCGGTATTTCTAAAAGAGGTTGGAATTCCAGTAGAAGATGATGTAATGAAGCCAAACGATACATACGTTTTTTCATTCCCAGTAAAAGCACCAGAAGGTGCAATTGTTAGAAATGATCTCACAGCTATAGAGCACTTAAATATTTGGCTAGTTTACCAACGTGCATGGTGTGAGCATAAGCCATCAATTACAGTGTCTGTAAAAGAAGACGAATGGATGGAAGTAGGAGCTTGGGTATACAAGCATTTTGATGAAGTGTCAGGTATTTCATTCCTTCCGCATTCAGATCATTCATATAAGCAAGCTCCATATCAAGAAGTAACTAAAGAAGAGTATGAGGCCCTACTTGCAAAGATGCCTTCTGATATTCGTTGGGAAGATTTATCATTCTATGAGACAGAAGACGGAACGTCTACAAATGCTACCCTTGCCTGTACTTCAGACGGAAATTGCGAGATTGTAGACATTTCCGCATAATAGGTATATAATAAGAATTGGGGTAACTCCCAAAATTCCTGGGCACAAGGCCCAGAAATAGGAGGATCTTATGAACCAAGATCTAAACAATGATGGAAAGGTAACAATGCAAGAGAAAATTCTAGCAGCGTTAGCAAGCTATGGTCGTCACTTTTTAGGTGCCGCTATTGCTCTTTACATGACTGGAAACACTAACCCAGGAGATTTAATCAAGGGTGGTATAGCAGCATGCTTGCCAGTTATTCTAAAGGCTCTAAATCCAAACGAGCCATCTTTTGGATTTACAAAGAAGTAATACCTACTAAGTAGTTAGGACG